TGCGCAGAAAAAGGAGGATGAATGAGCAAGCAAAAGCGCAATAGCAGGATAGACGAAATGTGGAAACAACGGGCGGTATATTCATCCATCTGATAGGGGGTGGGTGAAGAAAGTAGATAAAGAATGACGATCACACCAAATGAAATGGTAGAAATGCAGCGCAACATGCCCGATGAGGTAAAAGAACGGGCGCTTGAGTTGTATGAAGCAATCAAAAATTCAATCGATGAAACGCAAAGGTATGCCTTAATGACAGATAAAGAGCTGGCAAAAGAGCTCATGGATGTATGGGCCGAATTGCCTATATTTTCAAAATACTCCACCCTTTTGGAGCAAATAATGTTTCGCCTGAGCGGTGGACAGAAGGAGGAATAAATGGAACGTGTAACTTGTTCTGTATGTGGATATCAATATGCCGGCAAAATTCCACCTGGTGGAGATGGAACGGTCTTAATGCCGCGAAAACATAAGAAATATGGCTTTGGCTTATCCTATTATGATAGACAAAAAGCGGGTGATTGTCCTGGATCGTTTCAATTGGCGCGTGAGTATCAGGAAAAAGACCATGAATGACGAGGATGCTGTAAAATATTGGGTGAATAAATTGAATGATGCCATTCAAATATTGCGGCAGATTGCCGTGTATCAAGTAAATACACAGCTTGAAGCATCTGCAATGAAACAACTGGCGATAAATTTCTTGATATCAAATGGATATATGCCACCTTCTGAAGTTATTCAATGACCAGATCCAGCAATCCAAGGGAAAGTGTAAAAATGAAAAAATGCGTATTGATTGGTGGAACATTGTTTGATCGGTTAGAGAAACAACATTTACGCACGGGATCAAATAAGGTGCATATAATTACAATTAATCCTTTTGTCGGACCTTATCGGCAAAAAGGAAATTATTTTGAAAGAATGCAATGTTCGAATGGTTCCCATGCTTGGGTGGAGATAACAAATGAATGCTGAAACAAATCTACTTGAAGATCTTTCTCTGGATCAGATGAAATGTTACATGGAAGAGTTTCGAGTCCGGGAAAATAAGAAAAGTTGGGAACATTTTGCTCAGCAAGGAAATAACGCAAAAGTTTGTCCATTTTGCGGAAAGGCGCCATTAGTATGGAGTTATGGTAGAAGTAAAAATATGGTTAAATGTATTACTGATGGGTGCCCAATGAATGTGTCCAATATTTATATGTTCCTTGAAATCTGGAACAGTAGACCGTACGAAGATATTTTAATAGATGAGATTGAGCGTTTGCAGTTAAAACTGAAAGAGGCGGGTGCATTATGAGTTATAAAGGAAAAAAAGTATGGTTCACGAAAAGAGAGCGCAATATACATGGAGATGTATATTCTGAAATGCGCATAATTGGTGAATTGATTGAGTTATATGAATTGAAAGCAATCGTAAAAGATGAATTTGGTCAGGTTTATATTGTTGATGCAGATGATTTAAAGTTCTGTGAGCTGTAATGGATGCGAAAACGATTGAGGATATGCGTTATTTTGCAGACCGGCACCGTGGCAAGCACAAAACAAGCGGTCCGCACTGGAGCACAATAAACAGGTTCCCGCTTCTATTTGATGAAATGATGCGCTTGCGGTCTGTTCTTGAACAAATCGATTATGGAGCAGAACATGGCCGCAACCTGGATTGGTGCAGAAGGAAGGCAAAAGAAGGATTGGAGCAAAATACCAGTACATCTGGGCTTGACAAGTAGAATCAACCCATATATACTAGATAATAATATGCAGACCTGATGTAGTTCGGGTCACCCGTAGAGATGAGCGCCTACGACTAATTTTTTAGTCGTGGGCGTTTGCCTGTTTAAGCCCACGAGAAAGCGAGCGGGATAATGGAAGTCTTTGTCGCGGGTTTACCTCTGGTTGCTGTTGTTCTTGCCCTGGTGGAATGGTTCAAAAAGATCAACATTCCTTCGGGCGCCCTTCCCTTTGTGAGCATGGCCGTGGGCATCCTGGTGGGCATTGCCTATCAATGGAGCCTGGCGCCGTTGGCCAGTTTCTCTGAGTGGTTCAATGCGGTCATTTTCGGCCTGGCATACGGCTTGATGGCGAGCGGAATATATGATGTTGGCAAATCCATAACCAAGTCGGACTAATACTATGACCACCGACCAGATCGTTACTCTAATTGTGGCGATCGTTGGTTCTGGCGCGCTTGGGATTCTGATCAATTCTATTGCCACAAAGAAAAAGGTGCGTGCTGAATCCGGNAAGATAACATCCGAAGCTCATGCCATTGACCAGGATAGCATCAATAAGACGCTTGAATCNATTGCCAAAGCAGCAGACCTGATCAGNGATGTCTCTGGTCAACAGGTCAAGATGCTGTATGAGCANGTGAGCCGGCAGGAAAAGCGNATCGCAGAGCTTGAAGACGAAATCCGGATATTGCGTGACAAGACCAAAGCGGACGACATGACCATCGCAACCCTGCAAAAAGAGAACAGCCGGCTAAAAGACCAGGTNAAAAAACTGGTNGATGAGAACACAGCGAAGGACCGTGTGATTGATGACCTCAAGCGCAGGGTTGATGAGCTGGAAACTAAGTTGTCAACTGTCGAGAGCGCTGAAAAACGCAGGCAGGATTGTGAATGACCAGGCGCAGTGCCCGTATTTGTGTGCACCCAGGGTGCCCGAATATTTGCAATACCCCTGGTGTTTCAAGGTGCCCCAAGCATCAAGCTGAGTATGAGCGCACTCATGATGCCCGCCGGCCAAGTGCATCACAGCGTGGGTATAACCGGCAATGGAAAGCGGTCAGGGATAAATTCCTGGCCGATCATCCATTGTGTGAGATATGCGGAGCTCCTGCAGAAATAGCGCACCACGTTATCCGCAAGCGTAACGGCGGCCAGGATGAAGGAGCCAACCTGCTTGCATTGTGCAAGAAATGTCATGGACAACACCATGCCGCCACCGGTGAGAGCTGGAAAAAGCAACATGCTTAATAGGAATTTATTTCTATATGGGTAAGGGCTGTTAAATCTCTAAAAGTATGTCGAGCAAAAACCGAGGCGGCAATCAAAAATTTATTTGTACAGGATGAGGGATGCCAGGACCAGTACCAAAAGACCCAAAGATCAGGCAGCGTAGAAACAGGGTAACTACCCAATCTACGCTTGATGCCGCGTCGGATGGTCGCAGACGCCGGCCGTCGTTGCCGGCTGGGATCGACTGGCACCCGATGACGGTTGCGTGGTGGCGGGATGTGTGGCGCAGCCCGATGGCGAAGGAGTTTTTAGAGGCTGACAAGCACGCGCTGTTTCGCCTGGCTATTTTGATTGATCGGTTCTGGTTGGAGCCAAGCAAGGAATTGGGAGCAGAGATCAGGCTGGAGCAGCAGGCATTCGGCCTGACACCGATCGACCGGCGCCGGTTGCAGTGGTCTGTGGATAATGACCGCGAGATATCAGATAACCGGAGGGTTGCTGTTGCTCCTCCAAGTTATAAGGATGAGGTTGACCCAAGAAATCTGCTGAAGTGGGTGGTGGCACCCGAGCCTGAACCTGTGCCCGTACCTGAGGTGAATAAGGAATGACGATTCTGACGGTGCCAAAGCATGATGAGATTCTGTGGCCAACATTGGGGCCGCAGGTTTGTGCTTTCATCGAGTCGTTGCTGGTGTTTGGCCCGGGAGATCTGCGGGGAGAGCCGGCCAAGTTGGATGATGAGAAGCGGGCGCTGATTTACAGGATGTATGAGGTGTACCCGGCTGATCATGTGATGGCAGGGCGCAGGCGGTTCAAGCGGTGTGCTATTTCTCTCAGGAAAGGTACTGCCAAAACCGAGCTTTCAGCCTGGATTGCTGCGGTTGAGCTGCACCCGGATGGACCGGTACGGTGTGATGGGTTTGATGCAGCTGGTAACCCGGTTGGGGTGAGCGTGACAGACCCGTATATTCCGATGGTGGCGTATACGGAAGAGCAGTCNGATGAGCTNGCGTATGGCGCTTTACGGGTGATTTTGCAGTATAGCAGGATCGCGGATGATTTCGATATTGGGATCGAGCGNATTATGCGTATTCATGGNGATGGTAAGGCGGTTAGTTTGGCNACCAGTCCGAATGCGCGTGATGGGGCGCGTACTACTCTTAATATTTTNGATGAAACCCATAGGATGACGACTCCATCNCTTAGGGCAGCGCATAGAACTATGTTGGCAAACGTACCGAAACGATTTATGTCAGATGCATGGAGCCTGGAAATTACTACGGCACCGGCGCCTGGTGAGGGTTCGGTAGCCGAGGCTACTATGGATTATGCCAGGCAGGTGGAGAGCGGGAAGATTGAGGATTCGCGCTTGTTTTTCTTTCACCGACAGGCTTCAGATAAGCACGATCTGAACACTCCGGAGGGTTTGCGAGCAGCGGTAATTGAGGCAAGCGGGCCGGCTGCGACCTGGAGCGATATTGACGGGATTATTGATCAATGGAATGACCCGACTGCTGATAAGACTTTCCTGGAGCGGGTATGGCTTAACCGCCTGGTGCGGGCAAGTGAGCGGGCATTTGACCTGGAGCAGTGGAATAAGCTGGTAAAGCCGGATTATGTATGCCAGGATGGGGCGTTGATCACGCTTGGTTTTGATGGCGCCAGGTGGAGGGATGCGACTGCGATTGTGGGTACTGAGGTGGCAACCGGTTTTCAATTCCTGATTGGGCTGTGGGAACGGCCGCAGAATGTTTTGGAGTGGGAAGTTCCTATGGCGGAGGTGGATGAGCGAATCTCCCAGGCATTTACGCGCTGGAAGGTGTGGAGGTTGTACGCAGATCCGCCTTACTGGGAGACGCTGGTAGCTGAATGGGGTGGCCGGTATGGCGAAGAACGGGTATTCGAGTGGTGGACAAACCGGATCAAGGCTATGGCTTATGCAATCAAGTCGTTCAATAATGCGATCACTTCGGGTGAGCTAAGCCATGACGGGAGTGTGCACCTGGCGCGGCATATCGGGAATGCGGTCAGGCATCAGATCAGTTTACACGATGACCAGGGCGTGCCGATGTGGACCATCTACAAGGAACAGCCGGAAAGCCCGCATAAGATTGATGCTGCTATGGCGGCCATTTTGAGCTGGGAAGCGCGCTGTGATGCGTTGACTGCGGGGGTGAATGTTCAGCAGAAAAGCGTGTATGAAACACGCGGTTTGGAGGCGGCATGATAAGGCGGAGAAGGGGTGTGGTTGTGAACATGAAGGCGGGCCATACGTTCCGCGGGATCATGTGGAGCTGGGGTTTTCTGCAGGATCAGGTTGTTTTGAAGCAGGCTGCAATTTTGAAGCCTGGCGGTGAGGCGGTGCCTATGGACGGTGAGGTGGTTTTGTTCAAGCGTGATGTTGATTTTATCCAGGTGCTGCGATGACAACGATTATCAGCCAAACGAACCTGGTGGATATGCCCGCCAACTGGTGGCCCGCGAGCGGTTCACGCAGTTTGACGCTGTATGATAGTTATTCATACGATTATTCGACGCTGTATAAAACCCAGCCGAATGTACGGGTATGTGTGGATTTCCTGGCGCGCAATATTGCCCAGCTTGGGCTGCATGTTTACAGGAGGCTGGAGAATGATGACAGGGTGAGGGTGCGAGACCATGGGATTGCGAAGCTGCTTGATCTGCCCTTGCCTGCATCGTATAAGGTGACGCAATACCGGTTGCTGGAAAGCCTGATGGGAGATCTGGGGGTATATCATAATGCTTTCTGGTTGAAGCTGCGCAATGAAACCGGGTTTTATGGGCTGCTGCGGATCCCGCCAGTGTATGTGACTGTTAGCGGGAGTTTGTATCCTACCGGATACACTATTACTTATGCGGATGGTCCGAGGAAGTACGATCCTTTAGATATTGTGCATTTCAGGGGGTATAACGCGGAGAATGCGGTAAGCGGGTTATCCCCGCTGGAGACTTTGCGCAGGATCCTGGCTGAGGAACAGGCATCCGGGGATTACCGGGAACATTTCTGGGGGAATGCGGCCAGGATGGCGGGGGTGATCGAGCGCCCGGCAACTGCTCCGGAATGGTCAGATACTGCCAGGCAGCGGTTCAAGAGTGAGTTTTCAGAGCTGTATGCGGGCGGGGATAATTCCGGTAAGACGGCTGTGCTGGAAGAGGGGATGCAGTGGAAGGCGATTTCGTTCAATCCTCAGGAGGCTGAATACCTGTCCGGGCGAAAGTTGACACGGGAAGAGTGCGCGCGGGCATATCATATTCCACCTCCGCTGGTTGGAATTTTGGATCACGCGACTTTCAGCAATATTACCGAACAGCATAAGAATTTGTTTACGGATGTTTTGGGGCCGTGGTGCGAGAGTATTGAGCAGGAGATTGCGCTGCAGGTGCTGCCTGAGTTTGCTGACCAGGATGGTGTGTATGTGGAGTTCAACATCCAGGAGAAGCTGCAGGGTGATTTTCAGACGCAGACGCAGAGTTTGCAGAGTGCGATTGGCAGGCCGTGGATGACGGCAAATGAGGGACGTGCCAGGATGAATCTGCCACGGATGGATGGCGGTGATGAGCTGGTGACGCCTTTGAATGTGATCAGTGGCGGGCAGGCAAGCCCGAATGATGTAGATGGGAAGGCTAACCCCACCCTGACCCAATCCATCTTCCCCTCACCTAACCTCTCCCATAGGGAGAGGAACAAACAGGAGAGGGTGAAGGAATTAGAGGAGGAAGAAGAGGTAGAGGTTTTTCGGATGTACGATCCGAAATTACGGGGTGTGTTTGAGGCGAAGTGGGAAGCGCTTTTAATCAATATCTTTGAGCGGCAGAAGAAGGCCGTGATGAGCAAGGTTGGGGGGAAGATGGCACCTCACACCCCCTCACTACCCCTCACCCCAGCCCTCTCCCGAAGGGAGAGGGGGATACAGGGAGAGGAACAAAAGGAGGGGGAGGATATAAACCTGATCTGGGATTATGAGCGCTGGAATGAAGAGGTGGCGAAGGATTTTACAAAGTTGACGTGGGAGACGATAAGGGCCTGGGCTGAGAAGCTGGCAGCTGCGCTGGGGATCACGTTGAATGAAGAGGTGATGCGGATTTATGTTGAGAATAACGTTAGGATCGCTGCTGAAAACCTGAATATGAGTACGTATGAGCAGGTTGATGAGGCGCTGCGGTCGAATGATGTTCTGGCTGCGCTTGAGTCTGTTTTTGCGCTGGCGCTGGGTGTGCGGACGATCCGATTTGCAAGCGGAAGGGTAACTTCTCTATCAAATTATGGTGCGTACAGCGCTGGAAGGCAAGGCGGGGCCATGATGAAGCGCTGGATCGTGACAAGCAAGAATCCGAGGGAAACGCATATGTCTATGGATGGTGAGACGGTCGGGATCCGGGAGAAGTTTTCAAACGGGCTACGCTGGCCGGGTGATTCGCTTGGGATGGCGGATGAGACGGTGAATTGCAGGTGTGTGCTGGAGTATTTGAGGTGAGGTTTCCCCTCACCCAAGACCCCTCACCTCCAGCCAGAAGCCCCTCACCCCAACCCTCTCCCAATGGGAGAGGAGGAAAGAGGGAGAAAAGGAAAGGTAAATATGGATAAGAAAATTTTTCAGGCTGCGATAGAACTGAAGGAAGGGGATGATGTTCTGCCAGGTGAGTTCCAGGCGGTGTTTTCCTCTTTGAATGTGATTGATCGGGATGGTGATATCACGCTGCCAGGCGCGTTTACGGATGGGCAGCAGGTGCGGATTGCTTACTGGGGGCATCGCTGGCACGATTTGCCGGTTGGAAAGGGGGTGATCCACTCTGATGATGTGAAGGCCTGGGTCGATGGACAGTTTTTCCTGGATACAGAGGCCGGTTTGGAGACGTATAAGACTGTGAAGAACCTGGCTGAGCTGCAGGAGTGGAGTTACGGGTTCGATATCAACGAATCTGAGAGTGCGGTTGTGGATGGTAGCCCAGTGCGGCTGCTGAAGAAGTTGACCGTGTATGAGGTAAGCCCTGTGTTATTGGGAGCCGGTATCGGCACCCATACGGTTGCGATCAAGGGGACAAGCCAGGATAAGGACCCTGTCGAGGATCCCCAAGATGAAAGTCCGGAGGATGGATCCGACTCTGAGGCCGCTGACGGCGGTAAGGAGAGCGGTTTGACGCCGGAAGTGATTCTGACCGATGTTGAAATTGGTCTACAGATTTATGAGGTGGAAAAATGAGCTTTTTAGTTCAAAAATACCGTAAATTGCTCGAAGACGCCAGGGCGATCGCCGCGCTGGCAGAGAGTGAAGATCGTGGTTTTACCGAAGAGGAAAAGACCAGGGTCGCGAACATTCTTGAAGATGCCAAGAAGGTGAAGGGCGATATCGAGATCAACGAGCAGCTTTCTGGGCTGGAATTGCCGGATGATGTTCCCCAGAAGAAGCAGTACAAGGGCAGTATAGCCGGCGCGCTGCTGGATGACCCGGCTTATAAGGCCTGGTACAAGAGCATTGCTCCGAATGGACTCATCCCGGACAGCAAGAAGGGTCTGACTTCACCGACCATCGACCTGAAGGGCGGGATCGGGCTGTGGAAGAAGGACCTGATCACCGGTGCGGATGATGGCAGCGCCGGGGCATTTGTTGTGCCGCAGGATACCGGGATTTACGAGCCTCTTGGACGTTACCCAACCGTGCTGCGCGATTTGATTTCGGTCCGGCAGACCACGAGCGACCTGGTTGAATATGTACGCCAGGTAACCCAGGTTAACCAGGCTGCACCGACCGCTGAGGCGAACGTGACCGAGTACACCGCATACACCGGTGAGGTGAGCGGTGAAAAACCGGAAGGTGCAATGACCTTCGAGCGTGTGCAGGAACCGGTAAAGACGATCGCGGTGTGGGTACCTGCAACCAAGCGCGCACTGTCAGATGCTGCGCAGATCCGTGGCATTATCGACCAGGAATTGCGTGACGACCTGGCAGATGAGCTGGAGAACCAAATGTTCAACGGCAATGGAGTTGGTGAGAATTTCACTGGCCTGGCGAACCAGGCCGGAACCCTGCTTGAAGAATATGCGACAGGTATTTTGCCAACCACACGCAAGGCTATCACAAACCTGAAGGTGAACGGAAGAACCCGCCCGACCGCCTGGGTGTTCAACCCGGCTGATTATGAAACTGTTGAGCTGCTGCAGGATACGCAGGATCGTTACTACTTTGGCGGTCCGATGAATTCAGGACCTACCAGGCTATGGGGTATCCCTGTGGTTGAGAGCTTCCATGTTGCGGAAGGCAGCGCATGGTTGGGCAACTGGAGCAAGGCTGTTTTGTGGGATCGGCAGCAGGCAACCATCAGTGTGAGCGACAGCCATAGTGATTTCTTCATCCGGAATATGGTGGCAATCCTGGGTGAGATGCGGGCTGCGTTCGGTTTGATTCGTCCAGCAGCGTTTATTGAGGTGGAGCTGAGCTAGATTCCCCCCAACCCCTGACCCATCACCCCCCTCACCTATGACCCCTCATCCCGACCTTCTCCCAAAGGGAGAAGGAGACCAAAGGGAGAGGGGGAATAAAGGGAGGGGGGGATAAGGAAAGGAATTGTGATGCTTGAGGTTGTGCAGAAGACGTTGGATAGGGTAAAGCAGATTCCGGGTTTGATGACTCCGGAAGAGCTGGCATTGTTGTGCAGGTTTGCACGCTCAGCCTCAAGCATCGCTGAGCTGGGTTGTTATAAGGGCAGGTCCCTTGCCGCGATGGGCATCACTCATCCGAGCGCAACGCTCTATGGGATTGATTGGTTTGGTGATATGTCCCATCGCGGCTACCAGGGGAGCACGCTTGCAGAGACAGGCGGAAACCTGGAGAAGGTTGGTGTGAAGGCAACTTTCCTGGTTGGCACCACGGACGAGGTGGCGCCGAAGTTCGACCAGAAGATTGACCTGCTGCATGTGGATGCAGGTCACAGTTATGAGGAGTGCATGAGTGATTTGCGGAATTATGTTCCGAAGATCAACCCTGGCGGGGCGGTGTGCATTCATGATTATGGGAAGGCGCGCAAGGCGGAGTTGGACAGGCCTGAGGTGAAGCAGGCGGTGGATGAGTTTTTTGCGCCCCACTCCCCCTCACCCCAACCCTCTCCCGAAGGAGAGGGGGATTTTCTCTCACCCCAACCCTCTCCCGAAGGAGAGGGGGATTTTCTCTCACCCCAACCCTCTCCCGAAGGAGAGGGGGATTTTCCCCCACCCCAGCCTTCTAACCCCCTCACCCCTGGCCCTCTCCCCGAGGAGAGGGAGAATCAATGGGTTGAGGTGGAGCGAAGCGGGACGATGATCGCGTTCCGGAACCTGGTGGCGGATGAGGGGGTGTTGTATGTGGCGTATGGGGAAAAAGCAATTGCGAATGTTGAGAACAGCATTCGCCTGGTGAAGAAATTTGCAGGTAAGCTGCCAATCGCTGTGATCAGCGACAGGAGGGTGGAAGGGGCAGATTATCTGATTCAGCATATTGAGGTGGATGCGGGCGCGAGGGCTGCCAAAACGAGGGTGTACAGCCTGAGCCCGTTCATGAAGACGTTGTATCTGGATGCAGATACTGAGATGCAGAGCGACCCGATGCACGGGTTCAGGATGCTGGAGCATTTTGATATCGTGGTTGCCCAGGATCCGGTAAGGATTTTCAATCAAACTAAATGGCCAGGGTTGATTGACGATGAGGTGAAAGAGACGATCCGTGAGACAAATGGGGCGGAATTTCTGTATTACAACAGCGGGGTGATCTTCTTCCGCAGGAGCGAGGCGAATAAACGGTTATTCCAAACCTGGAATGCGGAATGGACGCGATGGGCACGGCAGGATCAGCCGGCATTGTTCCGGTCCATGTATAGGAATCCTGTACGGATTGCATCGATGCGTCCGCCCTGGAATACACATGTGAAGAGCCAGGCAGATTTTATCTTTCATGCCCATCGCAGGGCGAGCCGGGAAGGAGCGCCAAAGTAATGACAGTCAGTGAAGAGGCAAGAAAAGCAGCAGTGGTTGCGATGAAGGTACCAGGCCAGATCCGCGCCAGTGAATGCAGGTTCTTATACCGATTGAGCCGCAGGATTTCGAATGTGGTGGAGATCGGATGCCTGCACGGGCGTTCTACGGCAGCGCTGGTACAGGCTGCGAAGGTTTTCAAGGCAGATGTGACGAGCGTGGATCCGTTCTATGTTACTCCCGGGCTGAAGCAGCAGAGTTCTCCTGAGCAATGGAGAAAGAACCTGGAGGCGGTCGGTTTGAAAGCGCCGAACCTGCTGGCGATGGAAAGCCATGCTGCGGCGCAGGTATATGAGAAGGAAATTGGTTTTTTGTTCATTGATGGGAACCACGATTATGAGCATGTGCGTGAGGATATCCTGGATTGGGCGCCGAAGATCAAGGTTGAAGGCGTGATGGCGTTCCATGATATGTTCATGCCGCATATTTCGGGTGTTGCACAGGCGGTTACCGAATGGTGGTTAAGCATTTTCGATATACAAAATGTGACCTGGAAGCTGGAAGGGATGACCGATTTCACGATCGCATTCCGGAGGATGAAATGAGCGCCGGTGTGATTTATATGGCCTGGGGTGATAATGCGGTGCAGCAGGCTGAGGAAAGTATCCGCAGTTTGTGGAAACATGACCGATCTTTTACGGTGATGGTAGTTGGTGATGCTGCTGCTGGCGAATTTTTCAATGGCCATAAAGGGGTCGAATTTCACCAGGTGGATATTGACCCGTTTGATGCTACGAAGGCGAAGGGGTACAAGTTCCTGGCAGGCAGGATCAAGCCGTTGCTGGCAGGTATCAGCCAGTTTGAGCGGACGCTGTATGTGGATGCAGATACGCTGTTCAAGCGCAGCCCAAAGATCGGGTTTGAGCTGCTTGACCGGTGGGATGTGGCGCTGGCAGAGACGCAAACACGCAGCCTGGTGGAGGGAATTGCCGGGATAAAGGAGTGCCGGGCTACTTCCGATTGGGTTGGAAGCAAGCACATTTTATACCATAACAGCGGGATGATCTTCTGGAAAAAGAATGAACGGACAAGCCAATTGTTCGATCTGTGGAATGAGGAGTGGAATCGATTCAAGGGTTGGGATGAGCAGGTTGCACTGCTGCGGGCTTTGATCCGGTCGGATTGCATGTTCTTGACACTTCCACATACATGGAATTGTTATCACGACCGCGACAGCCACTTGCTGCATCACTGGTTCGGGGGCGGACAGGCCAGGATCGAGAAAAAGGGCAAGTACCGTGTGGTTCCTGCTGAACGCCCAAAGGATGCGCGCAAGCTGGTTAAGGTGGAGATTGCACCGGGAAGGTTTGCGAAATGCCATGAGGGCGATGAGGAAAAGGTAATGGAGCATTATCGAAAGCTCCTGGAAAGAAGGCATGTATGAGAAAGATTGATTATTCGAAGCGCGGGCCATTGATCAAGGTCCAGATCGGGCCGGGTCGTTTTGTAAAGATGTATGAGCGGGATGCGATTGCGCGCGGGTTGGTGAAGAAGGAGCGGCCTCAGGTTGAGAATAAGATGATGGTGCCGGAGGAGGAGAAGAGCACACCCTCCCCCTCATCCCGACCTTCTCCCACAGGAGAAGGAGAGGAGAAGAGGAAGCGTAAACGGAGTGCAACCGGAGACCGTGAGGTCGGCGGTTCAATTCCAGTGACACAGGTTGATGAGGAAAAAACCACACCCCAGACCGAAACCCCTCATCCCGACCTTCTCCCCAGGGAGAAGGAGACTTTAGAGGGAGATATGGAGGGTTAAATGTTTTGTACGGTGGATGATGTTGCGGCGTTGTTGATGCTGGAGATCAGCGATTCGGACAAGGTGCAGGCGTGTACCCGTGCGATCGATGAGGCGACGGCTGCGATCCAGAATTATTGTCACCAGGAGCTGGAGTATACGGAGAATGATGTGCTGACGCTGGATTGCCCGGGCGGGAGCAAGATTTTCCTGCCTGAGTTGCCGGTTGTGTCTGTTTCAACAGTTGTTGAAAACGGGGTAACACTGACTGCAACGATCGATTATAAGCTGGGTCAATTCGGGATTTTATACCGGGTTGGCAGGAACTGGGCGGCAGGGGTACAGAATGTAACGGTAATGTATACGCATGGTTATGCAGATTTCCCGGATGATATTCTGGGTGTGTGCACACGGGCGGCATCGAGGATCTACCAGGCCGGGCTGCGAGCAAAGGAGCAGAACGGGATTGTGGGTGTGGCGAATATGGCGCTGGGCGATTACCAGGTCGGATATGCAAGTGAGGCTGGCGGAGGTGTTGGCGAAGGTGTGATGGGTGTTTCGGCGGCCAGGATGCTGCTGTTGTCTGAGAAAGATATTCTGAACCGGTACCGGCATATAGGGCAATGAGATGGTATTTGCTGCGTTATTGAATAATGTTTTCACAGTAACACGCCGGACCCGCACAAGCGATGGCCAGGGCGGTTTCACGATCGGGTATGACAGCGTTGGGACGGTGAACGGCAGGATCAGGCCGGCATCGAGCAATGAAAAAGAGGTTGCAGCTGCAGCCCAGCGGGATATCAGCCATGTGCTGTATGTTGAGGCGGATGAGGATATCGAGCGGGGTGACCGGGTGACGTGCGGCGGATTGACGGTGGATGTGATTGCAGTGCGTGAACCGAGCCTGATGGAGCATCATTTGGAGATCGATTGCCTGGAAGTGCAGAAGGAAGTGCATTCATGATCACGAAGTGGCAGCCGGCGAATGTGAAGCGGATGGTGAAGGATGTGCTTTTGAGCCGTGCGGGTGATGTTGGCAAGTTCGTGGAAACAGAAGCCAGGCGGCGCCTGGATGCAATTGGTGATCCTGATACGAAGCGAGATATCAATTACCGGAGTTATTTATCTTCTTATATTCTGACAAATAAGGTTGAAGATGAGGTGAATGAGGTAGTTATCAGCGTTGGAATGAAGATTGGGAAGGAAGGGCAGACTCATCATGGGTTTTATATTGAGACTGGCAGTTCTACGGCTGCTGCGCACCCGTTTTTGAGACCGGCGGTGTTCGATAATGAGCGGGAAATTGTTGGGATGCTGGGGGATTAGGTCCCAAGACCCCTCACCCCTTACCCTCTCCCTTTGGGAGAGGGGGATAGCCCCTCACCTTACCTCTCCCCAAGGAGAGGAAAAAGAGGGGGAGGGGGATAGCCCCTCACCTAACCTCTCCCAAGGGAGAGGGAAAGAGGATTGATGATAGCAAAAGCGGTGTATGAGGTTTTGACGGCGGATAAAACGTTGACGGCGATGCTGGGGACGTATGAGGGGGATGCGGCAATCTTTACGATCGATCCAGCGCCCGGTGATGCGGTGCTGCCTTATATTGTGGCGGCAGCGGTGCCTGTGCAGACACCGTTTGACAGTAAGACAACGAGAGGAAGAACGGCATGGATTGATATTCGGTGTTATACGGGCGCGACCGGAAGTGCCCAGGCTGTGGATGCGATTGCGGAGCGGGTGCGGGCTTTGCTGCACCGTGAGCCGCTGTTGATCGATGATCATATCTGGTTATGGTCGGAATGCACCGGTCCAGTAAGCGCGAATGAAGCTGAGGCTTACGGCCGGATAGTCACCCTGAAGGTGACATTTGAGGAACTGTAGGAGGCTCCTATGGCAATGAATGGTACTGATGTGTTGTTGCTGGTAAATACAGGCACTGAACTGGTGCCGTCGTATGAGGCGGTTGGCAGCCAGCGTGACGTTTCCTTCGAGGAAACGACCGAAGAGATTGATGTCTCTTCGAAGGACAGCCGGGCAAAGCGGGTTCTGCCCGGACGGTATGGCGCTTCGATCACCCTGGATGCGCTGTATGTTCCCAGCGAGGCAGCTTTTATCGCGCTGCAGAATGCAATGCGGGATGGTGAGCTGATCCTGGTGGCGAAAGAGGTGGACAATGTGACGGTCGAAACGGCTTCGGCACTGATCACGAGCATGTCTGAGGCGATGCCAGACCAGGCAGAGGCAACGATCTCGATTGCGCTGACGATCGACGGCACCTGGACTGTGGTAGGCAGCTAATGGGCGCACGCAGTGAACATGTGATCAAGACTGAATCGGGTGAAGTGCGGGTGCTGTTCACGAACCGGGCGCTGGCAGATGTGGAAGCACTGACCGGGAAGTCTATCCTGGCGCTGGCGAACGGGTTCACGGATAGTTCGTGCGGTGTGACCGAGGTGGCGCAGATCCTGCGGGCTGGGATGGAAGCTGCCAGGCGGGATGCAAACCTGGGCGGTAAGGCGATCTTGATCCAGGATGCGTATGATGTGCTGGATGAAGCTGGGTTCAGTGAAGTTGCCACGGTGGTAATGACGGCTGTGGCAGAGGTGATCGGGTACGGCTCAAAAAACGCGTAAGCCAGGAAGCTGGAGCCCCTTTTTCGTGGGACGGCTTCCTGGAAGAAGCGCTGAAGGCTGGCATCCGGTGCGGGGAGTTTTGGGACCTGACACCGGCAGAGACGTACATGGCGATCGAGGAATCGGTTTGGATGCTGGAGCATGAACAGCGATTGATGGCCTGGGCAGTGTGGCATATTGCGGCACTGGGAAGGGCGCGGAAGATGCCGGCGCTGCAAGCGCTCATGAAACAGCCTGGAGCGAAGGCGTTATCTCCTGAAGAAGCCGAGGAGAGACGCAAAGAGTTTGATCAGATGAGGCATAAATGGCAGGCAACACAACCACATTAGGTGAAGCACAGGTTCCCATCCGGGCAACAATGGAAAAGCTGGATGGAGACCTGGATGCTGCCAGGTCAAAGATCGGCGCTGCGGTACAGGCGATCGGGACGAATTTGCATACGATCGGTACGGCGGCGTTGGCCGGGATCGGTACTGCGGTTGGGATCCTGACGGCAGGTATTGCCGGGATCGGGAAACTGACGATCGATGCCGCGCCAATCGAAGGTGTGGCTGCAGCTTTTGAGGGTCTGGCCGAGAGCGCCGGTTCGAGCGGGGATGTGATGCTGGAGGCGCTGCAAAAGGGCAGTTCCGGGATGATCACGAATGCCGATCTGATGAAGAGTTATAACCAGGCAGCGCAGCTGGTGGGATTGGAGTTTGCGAACAAGCTGCCGGATGCAATGAAATACCTGATGAAGGTATCGGCGGCAACCGGGCAGGACATGGGCTTCATGATGGAATCGCTGGTGAAGGGCGTCGGCAGGATGAGCCCGATGATCCTGGACAACCTGGGTATCCAGGTGAGCCTGGCAGAGGCAACGGCGAATGCAGCGGAGATGTACGGGGTGGAGGAGTCGGCGCTTTCGAAGGCGCAGCTGCAAGCCGGGATGATGAACGTGGTGCTGGAAAAGCTGGCGGTGAATACCGAGGCGATGCCGGATGTAACCGATAAGGCGGCAGCGAAGTTTGCACAGTTCAAGGTAAATATCCAGAATGCGAAGGATGAGATCGGGCTGGCGTTTCTACCTATTTTGAGCACGGTAATGACAACATTATCGGGGCTGGTGAAGTCTGTGATGCCGACGGTGACGAAGGCGCTGGAGAAGGTTGTCCCGGTTGTGCTGGATATTGCGAGCGCGTTTGGGACCTTTATCCTATCAATCGCGAACGGGCAGAGCCCGCTGGATGCGTTGAAAACGCTGATGGGTGAGCTGCTGCCGCCGGAGATGGCGGAGAGATTCAGCGGATTTGTGGATAAGGTCAGTGAGCTGGGCGCAAAGGTAAGTGAACTGCTGGCGCCGGTGATGCAGTGGCTGGGTGAGAATGTGAAGCTGCAGGATGTTCTAATCGCGCTGGGGATTGCGATCGGGACGGTTATTGTGCCGGCGATAGGTACGCTGATTTCTACCCTGGCACCGATCATCGGGACGTTTTTGCTGGTAACGGCTGCGATTACTGCATTGCGATTGGCGTGGGAGAACGATTTTATGGGGATCCGGACGGCGCTGACAGATGCGTGGGAAGGGTCGATCAAGCCGGCGCTGGAGGAATTGTGGGCGTGGCTGCAGGTGAATATTCCGGCTGCGATTGCAACAGTTACCGAGTGGTGGAATGGGACGTTCCTGCCTGTTTTGCAGGCAGTGTGGAGTTTTATCCAGTCGAGCATCATTCCGGTGTTCCAGGCGATTGGCGATTTGCTGAGTGTTGTAATTGGCGGGGCAATTTCGATCGTATCTGCGATGTGGAGTGATATTTTCCTGCCGGCGCTGCAGATAGTATGGGATTTTCTGCANGCNNNGCATCTTCCCGCTGTTTGCGGCACTGGCGGATTTGCTATCAGCTGTGGTTGGGGTGGCGGTAACCGCCCTGGCCGGGATATGGCAGAATGTGCTGGCACCGGCGCTGGAGACAGTATTCGGGTGGCTGGCTGACAAGCTGCAGCCGGCTTTTGAGGTACTGCGGGACGTGATCGGTGTGGTCGGTGATTGGATCTCTGGCAAATTGGGGCCGGCATTTGACAGCCTGGGAAGCAAGATACAGGCGGTGGTTGGCTGGATCAAGGACCTGGCGGACAAGATCCGCAATTTAGAATTACCGGACTGGCTTACACCAGGCAGCCCGACGCCATTCGAGATTGGGCTGGTGGGGATCGGGAAGGCATTACAGGATTTGAACACGATGTATTTGCCGAAGTTCTTCTCCAGTTTGCAGATCAGCGAGAGTGGGCTGGTGGCGCTGGGGGGCAATACGATGCAGCCTATACAACAGGGCGGCGGGATCACACAGGCTGACCTGGATATGGCGCTGCAAAACCAGGCGCGGTTCTTCGCAACGGCGGTGGCAACAGCAGTGGCACAGAGGATGGGATGAGCAATATCGTTCTGCAGATGGCGATCGAGGCAATGTTCGACGGGTCCACGTGGACGGATATCACGGAGGATGTGCTGGGAGCGCCGGTGGTGCAGACGGGTATTTTCGGAAACAGTGACGCCGACCGGGTGGCCGGGGTGGGTACGCTGAAGTTCGAGCTGAATAATTCGATGTCGAATTCGGCCGGACTGGCAGGGTATTACAGCCCAGGACACGCGAATTGCCGGGCAGGATTCAAGGCCGGACTGCCTGTGCGGATGGTTTACAAGATGGAGGGGATGGCAGATACCCCGAAGTGGCGGGGTACGATCGCACCTGGTGGAATCCTGGTGGCGCCAGGGTTGTATGGGATACGGCGGGTGCAGGTGACGTGTTATGACTGGATGCAGCAGG